AGGCTTAATAATTTTTTTTAATTGACTTACTTTCATGTTTAACTCAAAATATCTTCAATTAGGTTATTAATGTTTGGTTTCTGAATACGTTGCTTATTCTCTCGCACAACAGTATCCATAAATGCTTGTGGTGTAGATGGTTCCGAAACTACGTCAAAACAAATAAGCTGGAAGTCGTCCTCAACCATCACATGGTCTCCACGATTGGAAACAGAACCCAACCCTCTAGACGAAATACCAATCTTAACCCCATCATCAACCAAAGCTCTTAAAGTTTTTCCAGCAGGAGTGGAAAGAACTTTTAGTTTTGCCATAAGTGTTTTGCCATCCCACCACAAATCTATTATCATGTGGGATGAATTTTTTAAATTAACTACTGAATCATCTGGGTGGTCAAGCTCCCCGAGAGCACGGCGATCTTCGACCACTTTCATATATGTATCCACTTCTCTTTTTAGAGTTTCAAATGGATACTTGCGGCCATTACCATTTAACCTTCCGGCCTCATGGCACTTGCCAACAAGATAAAGCGACTTGCCCTCTGACATTTCACGCTTTTCAGCTTCTGTTAAAACATCTAGGCAAGCCCCATCAGGACATAATTCATAAAATTCTCTAAGTAATTGTTTATTCATGTTTTATCCTTTCGCGGGCGCAACCCGCACGACTCAAGAGCCGCTGCAACATCGTCGAACTTCAGGTATGTTCATACGTCGCATTTCTCACCTCCCTATTATGGTTTTGCTAATCTTATACCTTCGTCACTAACAATCATTGAAAGAATGTAAGAAACTCCGGATCCGACACACCCGCAAATGAACAAGTTTGCTAAGGTGTATTCAAAAGTAAATAGTTCCGTCCATTTGTTTATGGCAAATAAAAACCATCCTGCGTGAAATCCAAAGCACAGGGTACAGTTAAATAGTTTACCAAAACCACCAAGCCACTCTTTGCTTGGTCTAATTTTATTAAAAATGCTTGCATACACAACAAGAAAGGTCAAGCCGTAGCAAGCAAGTGAAAACCATAATAATTCCATGTTAACCTCTATTCGTAAGTAAACGAATTCCAGTAGTAAGAGTTTCCATAAGTATAGCCAGAAACTGGAATACTGCCTTTGCGAGTCTCTTGTGGCACCTCTCCAAGTGCTGTAGAATCCTCATCGGTTGGGTCAGACATGGAGTCATCTACTAACTCTTCGTAGTCTTCAACAAACTCAAAGTAGGGGCGCTCTTCTTCTATGTATTCATATATAGCTAAAAGAAGCATCTTGGTAGCATCATATTTATTTGTTTTATATACCTCACCCTCAAGGCTTTCAAAAACATTACCACCTTGAACTGATGCTGGGTCAACAAGGCCTTTCTTGGATAGCAAGTGGAAAAGGCGATTTTGGGCACCGTAAACATAAGAGTTCATAACATCTTTGGCGTATGTACAAACCTTACTATTTTTAGAATCTATGACGATGACAATATCAGCATGATCAAAGATCATGATATCATCATTTAGGTTTTTTCTCATGTCAAGCTTGATGATCTCTTTGGGACCAACAGCTTTATTCTGATTTCCTACTTTAATCGTTATTGCCATTGTTTTGCAACTCCTTTACTAAGGATTGAAGTTTAACTATCTTGGTTAAAACTTCGTCATTGATTGGTGCCCTCTTGAAAGACTCAATCAGTTCAGTTACAGCGGCAAGCTTGTCCGCTATGTCAGAAGATGTGTTCGAGCTAATAACATTTTTAATTCTTGAAATTTCTTCGTTAAGATATTTCTGCATGCCGATGCCATTATCAGCGAATGATAACACATAATTTTTAAGCAATTCTTTTTGTTCATCAAGTAGTTCACCATCATACTTCTTATTAAAATTACTAATTACGGTTTTGTAAACCAAATCGTCCATTGGCACCATCTTAGATTCATTAATCTGTGCTGGCTTTGACATCAAGGACGCGACCATTCTTTTCTCTAAGAGGACACGCTCTTTGGCGGTGTGCTCACCGTTAAAAATCTGTGAGATCGTCGCAAGGTTTTTATAACTTGGGACAAAAACGTTAAATGATTCTCTTGTTAGAGTTTTGTTGATCCAGTTAATTAATTTTGTCTGCTCATTAAACACTATTTTACGGTCTAGAGAATCAAAGTCATTTTTTGTTTCAAGAACAAGGCGCTGAGCAACGTAGGAATCAGCACTGTGTGTTTCATTCAGCGTTTTATATAAAGCTAATTCTGAACCAAGGGGCGTGCCTGCTCTAAAGTACTTCTTGATTGTGTTTTTAATCTCTGCTACCATCTCTTTATTTTTCTTTAAGGAATAGATAGCGCAATGTTTAACTAACATCTCGTAAAGAAAAGCGGTATTTCTTTTCTTATTGTGTCTTAATCTCATGATTTTTTCTCCAGTGACTCGATTAATAGATCAATCTCCTTTTGAGTTGAAAACAGATCACGCTCCTCTCTATTATAATTAGTGGCTGAGCCTTCGTAAATGTTTCCTCTGACTAAATTCTGCATTTCTTTCCTGCCTGCCATTGATCTAGCTGTCTTGCCCAAAATGGCTTCAGGTGTAGTTATAGCCTTCATTTGCTTTTTAACTCGTTTTTTTGAACGGTTCATTGGCTTCTCTTCGTAATAATATGTGCTGCCGGAAGGGCCACGTTTTCGGATTTCTTTTTTTCCATGCTTGTTTATTCTTACTTCTTCCTCTTCCTCTTGTAGAGGTGCAGTTTCACCACCGGGGGCTGCTGGTAGAAGACCTTCTGGCTCCTCTGGTGCGGGTGCAGGGGTATCACCAGTTTCAATTGGCGAGTCAGTATCTAGCCCAAGGTCACCTAAACCAGCATCTCCACCTAAGTCACCACCCAGATCACCACCAAGGTCTCCTAAGCCACCACCAAGACCTGCGGCCTGTTCCTGCATTGCTTCGCCAACAGCATTAATCTTAGCATCATACTTGCGATCATAGTATATCTCTCGCTGATTTCTGAGGAACTCTTCCTCTGACATACTGAATAAGTGGTCCGAAATCCAGCGGCGAGAGAAATATCCCTCGGTAGCTTTAGCTGCAACGTCAAATTTGGTAGACCAGTGTTCTAACTCTTGAAGCTCTGCGAGTTTTGATGGATTATTAAGTTTTAGATCAAAAGATAATAAATCTTCTCCCCTAAACCCTAAACAATAAAGATGTACAATTCCAATCTTCTCTAATTCACTAATAACTGCTCTTTGCAATCTTTGAATTGTGCGAGCGAATCGAATATCTTTTTGAGATAAAGTTGTTTTATCTTCAGTAGCACCATCACCTTGCGTTAAGTAGGAAGCAGGGATCTTTAATGCAGAGAACAATTTATCTCTAAGATATTTAACGTCATCAATATCACCAACAAAAGTTCCTCCGGGGAGAGATACAACTTCTGATTTTGTGTTTCCACGGACTGGAATATAGAAATCCTCTTCCACGGACATTGGGTTGTATCGTAAGTCAACACGTCCAGTCTGGTCATCGACGACAGAGTTACGCTTCATTTGTGTCATAACTTTCTGCATGTATTGTTCGACCTCATTAGGAGGGATTGCACCAACATCAACGTAAAAGATGCGTCTCTCAGGAGCCCTCACAATGCGATAAGCCATCATAGCATCTTCCATAAGGGTTAACTGACGCCAAATGCGTCGGGAAGCCTCAAGGACGGAGGTACCATATGGGGCATACTTATCATTTCCAAGAATGCGAAAGTGGGCCATTTGCCAATTTTCGAAAGTCATGCCAGCTGAGTTCCACTGGAATTGCACATAATTAGGGTTGGTCTTATCTTCACCTTCGAGCCTCTCAACTTCAGCCGAAGGGAGCCCTATGACGTTTGTGATGCCTTGTGTCTCATCAATGTCGAGGTATAAGAAGTAGTCACCATACTTACACATGGTTCTTGACCACCCAAAAAGGTTAAAATTAACATTCATAATGTTGTGATACAGAACGTGTAGAACTTGCTTTATTTCATCATTAGAACATTTGATATTTAACATTGGCTGTAGAGCCGAATGGGTTGTCATCTCGTCGGCGTATATGTCAAGCGCAGAAGCAATTTCTGGCATATATTCCATTTGATCGAAATCAACATATCTTTGTGATCGGCCTTGGGTTGCCATGAGTTGATTTTGCATGCTTGAAAAAGCATAACTCTCAGAGCGTTTAAATTGTTGCCCAGAAGCTGAACGAAACTGTGATGCATACTTATCTAGTAAAGTTCTGCGAAGTCTTCTGGTATTTTGTGTACGATAGTTAACAATAGGGCCAGAAAATATTCTTGTTAATCTTTGAAACAAGCGTGAATCTGGATTCCTTGAGTTTCTGCTTTGATCTGCCATTTCTTACCCCTTTATTAGCCAAACAA